CTTCTTTCTGAGCCACTTTGCACCGCCTACTTTCTGCCACTGTGCAGCGTCGGCAAGGTTTAGGCTAAATGTGACGGTTATGCGGTCTTTCATGCTCGCTCCTTGTAGGTGGTAAAGCGCTTGGCTGTGCCTTCGGTTTCTATACGCTTCCAAACTGCATCCTTTTCTGCTTCACTGAGAATCACCCAGTTGGCTACCTCTTGGATGGTGCGGCCACATCCTGAGCAGTGGGTTGGCGCATAGAGCGTGTCGCATACTGCAATGCAAGGACTGTCTGGGCGGGTCACTTGTCACCATCCAAATTCATAGCTGAAAGTGCATATTGCAAGCTGGGTACGATTGCATCGAACGTGGTTCGATCAAAGCAGCTTTTGAGTTCAATCGTTGCACCTCCTTCGTCAAACATGCTTACACGGGCAACAAACTCATTCGTTTCGTCGTCGTGAATCTCGAATACTGTTGGTGTTGCGGTGTACGTCATTCGGCGCCTTTCATAGCTTTGTCGATTTCGTTGTAAAGCCCAGCGGAGTAGTTGACTTCCGAGCCTGTATAAAACTTCACTGTTGCTTTATCGGCATTCAAAAGTTCACATAGCTTTTCCCAACGCTCCGCATCACGCTGCACACCCGATACAACCACTGGGGCGGCGTAGAGTGGGCGTGTCTTTCCTTTTGGATTGAAGCCGTAAGCAAGAAACCAAGCGTCTAATGACTCGTTAAGCTCAAACCAAGCTACAGGCTCCTGCTTTCTGCTGGCCTCTATCAGCGCCTGAGCTTCGGCTAGTCGCTGGCGCAGTTCGTGGTTCTCACTTCGCAGAGCGTCATTCCCGATGTGTTTGATGTGCTGGCGTAGTGTGTCACGCTCTATCTTGTGTTCCATTGCCATCTTGTCGGCGGCTTGTTGGTATTCGGTGGCAGTGGCTTGCAGCGCTTCGATAGCATCGGCAGCTTCACTTTCCAATTCTTGCCAGTGCTTCATTCCACCGCTACCTGCACGTAGTCGTTCAATTAGTTCTTTGTGCATATCGTTTCCTTGTGTTTATCTAATAATCTCTATAACTTCGCCATTCGTAATACGCTTGTATGCGCCTTGAATGGCTTGCATCATTTGAAGTGGTGAGCTTGCATCCATGATTACTTCATAGGTATCTAGTGCCTCTGGTATGTCTTGCAGCCCCTGCGCATCACATCCAAACGCCAAGCCTCGCATATATCGGTCACGCATACGCGCCATTGCGTTTTGTCCACGTATCATCGTCTCAACTAGGCTTTGATCAATCTGCTCTGCTCGCAATAGTCCTACGTTGAGAATCATGCTCACCCTGTCAAAATCAGGTTCATTACCGTAGCCATCGCGCAAACGAATGTAAGCAGCCTTAGTGATTACATGCTCTTGTAGCATCTCGCCTGGCTCATATTGACGTGCAATGTTTAGCAGTCGCATTGGCTCTAATCCATCGGATGGTTTAGCTAGCTTTCGTTTGCGAGCGTACGCGCTTGTTTTTCTCATACTGCACTTGGCTTATTTAAGCCGCGCCATTCGTAAGTATCTACACCATTGCTCCATCCCATAACGTCATATGTACTGCGCCCTGTTGATCCTGCGCTGTACCAGAGTTTAGTTTTCACGTCCCAGCGGCAAAAATGCTGGCATGTTGAATTAGGACGTCGAACGATATAACACCCGTCCCGCACAGGTGCGGTTCCAGTTGGAAACCAATTAGTCATCACGATGTCATCCTCCGAATGTGATTGGCAATAGACTGGCCCAATTGGTCTTTTGCATGTTCTTCCAGGTAATCAGCGGCACGTTTTGCCATTGTTATTAGATCATCATCGCCCACCCATGCGTAAAGTTTGCTGCGTGACCTTGGTCTTTTGTCGTACCCAACAAACTTCACATTACCCGCTGCCATTTCCTTACTTATTAAGTGTTGTGCCATGCTTCTATGGCATCCGACCGCCATCGCTAAATCTAATGGGGTCAAGTCATCTTCACGCAGCAACTGGCGCATCATATCTGTACGTGTGACTTTCATTTGATAGCCAGCCTCACGCCTTGCACCATACGTGCGCCTGGTATCTCTGTTCCTACCTTCATAGCGGTTGCTAGTGCTTTTTTATCAACACGGGCAGGCGGTGGCTCTGGCGTGACAAAAAAGTCAGCCGGGATGCTTCGTTCGTCATACACATCTACGCTCGCTGGGTTCTTTTGTATCTTCATTGTGAACAATGGGCAATCAATGCGCTCAATGTTCATTCGTTGCATGTTCTGCAAGATGTATTCCCGCAAACCCGCTGCAATCTTTGTGCGATGCGCTTTGAGAGCCTGCAAACGTGCAATCTCTGCGTCAATCGCTGCGTGGTTAGCCTCTGCACTGCGAGCGACGTATTCGATGCCTGAAGCCTTTTTGGCGAGATCGTCAACAATACCGCTTGCCTCGATTGTGTCAGCGATTGTGTCCGAATCTAGATCCAGCTCTGCGAGTGTGTGGGCTAGTTCTAGGTACTGATTGGACAGGTTAAAAAGTGATGACATTGGTTTCCTTTTGTTTGTGTGCTTATAGTGTAATCGAATTTACTAGCGTTTGTAAAAGATTTAGAAATAAAATTGGCACTGGTAGTGCGCTCCCCCAAGAAACCCCAGAGGCTACCAGTGCCAAAAATCAGTCAGTTGCTAGAAGGGAATTTCTTCTGAACTGTCAAAAAACTGATCATCAGGCATTGCCGCATGCGTACGCTGTGCCATTGGTGCAGTCTTTAGCGGGTTATGTTTAAGCGCCGCCACCATTTTGGGCAGAGCTTCCGGCACAGTCTTACGGTCGAGAATCTCACTTGCTGTAAGCTCTGTACTGGCCTGAAACACTCCACGCAACACCATGCGGCTGCTAACGCCACCATCTTGCTTTTGATAGTCCTCAGTGCCCAACAAGAAGCCGATTGGCTTGCATAGCTCTGGGAAAATGCTTGCTTGCTTTGTTACGTCTTTTTTCTGATCGTAGTCGTAAACCGTCACAGTGCCGTGTTTTGGTGACAAGCTGCGAAGCTGCAAGCACGTCATCAGAGCTTGGAGCAAATAGAAGCCGCTCAGTTTAGTACCGTCGGTTTTTTCAACGTAGATAGAAACCTTGGTCTTTTGTCCTGCATCGCTGGTGAAGTGCAGATTAAGCCCTTTGGTTCCACTCTTTGCAGTGATGTCTTCCGCCTGGGTGATAGAGCCGATGTATTTGCCCAGCTCTTTGATTTGGTTGCCTTGCGTGTCAGCTTTTCGTGCTGCGTTTGGGTCGAGGTTATACATGGTTGCCTTTGTTAAAAATTTGTTGATTATCTAATTTGAGCCATAGCCATAGCCATAGCCAGAGCCATCGCCATAGCCAGAGCCATCGCCATAGCCAGAGCCATCGCCATAGCCATAGCCATCGCCAGAGCCATCGCCATAGCCATCGCCATCGCCATCGCCATAGCCATCGCCATCGCCATCGGTAAACGGTTTATTTTTTGAAGCCATCAATAGACTCCTTGGCTGCTGCGCTGCATGGAATCAACTCACACACACCAGTGAGATAAATCTCTGGGTTTGAAACGTCAATTTTGCAACCCGATTGCACTCCTGTTTGGGCAACGCCTGAAAGCGCCACTCCATCCTTAGCTTTCCACGACCACAAGCGGCGCGAATCTGTAAGAATCACAGCCTCACCGTCTACGCTATCAACAGTCCCGGCGTGTACGCCTGCCGAATAGCAGCGTGCAATAACGTATTTGCCAATAAACGGGTGCGGTTTGTTTGATTGCTGCGGCTGTGCAATCTGGTTATTCATCAATTGTGCGATTTGCTTCAATTGGCCATAGGTCATATCGTCGAGGTTCATTTTGCTTTTTCCTTTGGTTAAGCAGTGGGTTGTGGAATGGAGTAGAAATCTTGAATGTCTTGATCAACTTGCGCTAAGTCGTTATCAATGTGCAGGTCTTTGAATAGCGCAACTGGCGACTTGCAACAATCTTGCCCATTGGTTTGGGTGACAAACTTGTAAGTGTTGTTTACAACTTCAGTGCGCAAAACGATAGTAAAGTAACCTTCAGGCACTAGCGTTTGGTCAACCATCTTGCCAACGGTTTTCATGCGCGTTTGTCCGAAGTCGTCGGTTTGCGTATGGGCCATTATGTACACCCGTCGATGGTCTGCAAGGTCTCCAGCAGCGTTAAAAATGTTCCATGCGCTTTTTGCAATATCCGTGAACTTGTCGTAACCCTTCTCGCTGCTACGGTTCATTAGTGAATTAACCATAACCGCCTGGTAATCATCAATCACAACAATGTTGTGTGGTGATTGGCGCATGATTTTCTCAATTAGTACGGGGTCGCTGGTTTGTATGACGTTGCCATCATCTTTCATGCTTACACGCTTTTTCCATCCTGCTGACTTGAATGGAAGGGGTTTCTTGATGCACTGGATTAGTAGCGTCTTTGATGGGTCTAGGTTTCGTAGGCTGGTGGATTTACCACTACCGGATGAACCTAGTATTAGTGCTGCAATTGACATTTGGTTTCCTTGTTTGTTGAGTCGTAATTGTAATCGCTTTTACTCTGCTTTTTTCAATTCTTTTACATTTATTTCCGTCATGTCGTTCGGGTCTGGTGGGTATGGAACATCTAGCAGCTTGCACAGCTCTTGCATAAGTCGATAGGCTGTGTTTGATTCCATCGCAATTGCGAATAGGTCGGATTGGTTCACATCATCCTCCGCATCGTTTCCCAAGCTCGCACAATGGAGCGGTATGGTGTGTGGCCGAATCGGTGATACATCATGAATAGGCGAATGAATGTCACACCACCCCCGCTAACAATACAGCCGTACCAATCACAGCTATTGCAATGATGATCAAGTCGGTTAGCACGAATGGCGGATCTTGTTCTATTGGCTCGCCCAGGTGATTGAAGTGTGTGCGGTATGCGTTGGGGCAGCAGTCGCATGTGCGTCCTTGATTGCAATTTCCGCCACAGCCGTTAGTTTGTTTGTGTGTCATTTTCTAGCCTTTACTAAGTCTCCAAAATCATCGGTCACAGCATCAAATATGCCAGTTCCCTCATGGAACCCAGTGTGATTGCATACCGCGTAGCCACTCACGTGCTGACCAGTTTTGCGCCACCAAGAGAATGCCCCCGAATATCCGCTGTCGCTGTGTGTGTTACTTGCTCGCATTGTGGTTTCCTTTCAGTCCAATAGTGATGGTGTTGATGTCAATTTGCCCGTTTGAAAATGTGACCAAATCGCGTGCCATGTAGCAACTGGGGTTACGCAAGCCGCTAATCACTTTGCCCAAGTATTCCGGCGTGTAGCCCATCTTTTTTGCCGATATTTTGATAGAGCCATAGGGCAGGCTGGCGAAGTATTCTGCAATGGTCATAGTTCTAAATCCGCATCACGCCTAGCTTCCCATTGCTGCTCTGCTAAGTCGTAGGCAGCCTGTTTGCGTTGGACGTATGCGTGGTCGGTGCAATGCTCAATTACAGCATCCATCGCTGAGGTGTCCATTAGCAGGTCTGTGATGTCCATACCGTTAGCAAACACGCCGGTGATGTCAAGGTCGCCATCAGAATCTGCTTCGTAAAAGACTACAAGGTCACAGCCTGCGTGATTGAATGTTGTTTCCACACCTTCGGCTACTGGGGTGTATTCGTTCAATGTGAAGCACAGGGCTTGCACCTCACATTCAAGCGCACCTATATGAAAAGACATGCGGCTGAGTGCGTCGCTGCCATGATCTGCCGCTGCGTGTGCGGCACGTTGGAGGATTGTTTTAGAGTTCATTCGTTTCCTTTTGGTTGGTGTGCATGTAGTGTAACTTACTTTCAACACCATGCACATAAATTTTACAAATAAATGTAAAAAGATTTTATGCTGTTCGAGCAAATTCACCATGCAATCTGTGTGCCGCTTCGCAATATGCGGCATGGGCGGCTTCAGCGGTATCGAAGTAGCCAAGGTCAATCCTCTTATTGTGTAATTTTATTTTTGCCCTCCACTTGCGTCTCGCTTTTTCCCATGTAACACCCTTAAAGCCTGATTTGTTATTTGCTTGCACGCCCTTGTTATGCGAGTTCTGCGATGATGTAGCCAATCGCAATTGTGATTTGCGGTTGTCTAGAGTCTCTCCGTGTATGTGGTCAATCTGCATATCATTCGGTGGGTTCATTATCAGACGGTGCAGGCTGATGTTCCTGCGTTTACCGTTTCCGGATCTCACTTTCGTTTGTGCATAGCCACTTCCATTATCGAACCAGTTGTGCCTATTAACTTTCTCTGCATCCTCCGCATCAATGATTGCTTCGAGTCCGCGTGGAAGTGGTACATATGCAATTTCACCTTCAACCCTAATAGGCCGTTTTTTCATGTCTATCCTTTCATGTTTCGATAGTGCATTGTAACTTATTTCAACAAAGAGTGAGAAATAAATTAAATTTGTTGTAATTTGCTTTCAAAAGCGTTTACAATTCAGGCTTACCAACTTTTAAAGGTTTTACATGAAAAAACAAGACGCAATCGACTTACTGGGTGGCACACCAAAGAAAGCCGCTGAAGCTATGGGCTATAAATCAAGCCACGCGGTGTATGCGTGGGCTGACCAACTTCCTGAGTCCATTGCCGATAAGGTCCGCGGTGCGGCTGCTAGGCTGAAAATCAAGCCAAAAAAGGCCATACACCCCGCCCAGTCTGCGTAAGCAGCTATAAAAACAAGAGCATAACAATGGATAAATGGAGAGATGGCACGCCCAAAAGCACTAACAACGCTTTCACCATATCAACCTATAGAGCACCTACAAAGTACAAAAAGAAACCCGGACGCATCAAGCTAACCAAAGTCCAAGCGGCTGCCGTTACCTTTATGACGAAGGCTGAATCAAAAGCATTTCGCGAACACTTAACCCTTCAAAAACAGAAAGCAAACCAATGAAAATCACACCTGCACAAAAGAACCTGCTCACAATCATTGCCCAAGCTCCTCGCATGGCCGACTACTTTACCAACGGCAAGGATGTGGAAAGCACTACAACACGCAATAACAGCACTAAAGCTCGCCTGGCCGCAATGGTAGAAGCTGGATTGCTGTACGAAGCGGAATCAGCTTTCCACATCACAAAGCTAGGCCGTAGCAAGCTGGACCTTGGCAACGTCGCTGCTACAAAAGAAGCCAAGCGAGCTTATGAACCCTACAAAGTAGGCATGGGCGATTCGTTTCACCAGATCCAGCGCCCAGGCAGTAACCACAGCGCGTTGAAGTCGAAAGGTTTCCTGTGCTAAAGCCTAAACAAAAGAGCGCTTTCAATTGGCAAGGGCCATCTACCCTACTCGACAAGATGGGCCGTATTAAAAGCAAACGCCAAATGCTGAATGATGCTGTGCGGGTAAACCCAGAGCAGCATTCATGTACACCGAATCAGACTAAATCTAAGGTTGCACCACGATGAACGCTTTCACAATTCCCGAAAAATCATGCTTTGCAATAGAAACCAAGAGCTACCCACAATTGGACTATTACCACCGCGCTATGGCCAACGGTACGCATCCCCGATTACTTCGCAGGCAAGGTGCAAAGGTATTAAGTCAATCCGATGCAGTAGCTTTGTCCAACAAAGTGCGAGCATCAAAAGCAAAAACCGCCACACGCTCAAACGTGTAACGGCTTTCTATCACCACTAAAGAAGGGTTAGTAATGAGTGAGAATATTTTAATGGACTATGAATCGTTTGTAAAAAGCAAGCGACGGTCAGAGATTGCAACTGGACATAAACCCGGCGATCTGAATGAACATCTGTTCGATTTTCAACATGCCATCGTATCGTGGGCAGTTCGCCGTGGACGTGCTGCTATCTTTGCAGATACGGGGCTGGGTAAGACTTTGATGCAGCTTGCATGGGCTGATGAAGTGCAATCTCATACTGGTGGCATTATTGTTGTTTTAGCTCCATTAGCTGTGTCTGAGCAGACCATTGAGCAGGGAAAAACATTCGGCATTGAAGTTAAGCGCATACCGCATGGAGAAGCTCCTACCGAGCCTGGCGTTTGGATTACGAACTATGAACGCATTGATGCTATCGACTTCACTGAGTTGCATGGCATTGTTTTGGACGAATCATCTATCCTGAAAAGCCATAACGGAAAGACCCGCACAGCAATTATTGAGTCGTGCCAGTCCGTACCTTATCGCTTAAGTTGCACTGCTACACCATCGCCTAATGACTTTGAGGAGCTAGGAAACCAGTGCGAGTTTTTAGGCGTTATGACCCGCACAGAGATGCTGGCTACTTACTTTGTCAACGATACAGGAGACACTGGCACATGGAGATTAAAAGGTTGGGGCGCATCCATGTTTTGGAGTTGGATGGGCACATGGTCAGTCGTACTACGAAACCCTTCCGATATTGGATTCGATGGTTCTAAGTACATACTGCCGGCTCCTATCTATCACGAGCATGTCGTAGAAACTGAGCAGCTAGGCGATGAACTATTCGCCCGACCAGCACAAACCATGCTAGAGCGACGCAAGGCACAGCGGGACAGCATCGAGGCACGTTGCCGCGCGTTGGCGGATGTAGTCAATGCAGACCAGTCAGAACCGTGGCTTATCTGGACTCACTTGAATGATGAGGCTGAGTTATTGGCTGAGTTGATACCCGGTGCAGTCAACGTTCAAGGATCTGATAGCCCTGAATCAAAGACCAAAAACATGATGGCTTTCACGCATGGCGAGCTACGTGTTCTTATATCCAAGCCAAAGATCTGCGGATACGGCATGAATTGGCAGCACTGCGCTCGCATGGCGTTTGTTGGGCTGGATGATTCATTTGAGAAGTTCTATCAGGCCGTGCGCCGTTGCTATCGGTTTGGACAGACCAGAAGCGTCGTAGTTCACCTATTCACAGCTGAGAACGAAGGCCAGATTCTTGACAACATCAAACGCAAAGAAGTGCAACACCACGAAATGAGCGCAAACATGATCGAACACATGAAAGACATTATGAACAACGAACTAGCAGGACAGGAAAACGTAGTAGACGAATACCGCGAGGACGTTTACAAGTCTGATAACTTCACCGTATACTTGGGGGACTGCGTAAAGCACTCACGAAACATGCCAAGCGATAGCATTGATTACAGCGTTTTTTCTCCACCGTTTGCTGACTTGTTTGTGTACTCCAACAGCGACCACGACATGGGCAACTGCAAAAACGATGATGAGTTTGTCGCGCAGCTTCGATTCCTGATTACCGAACTATTCCGAGTTTTGAAGCCTGGACGCAATGTGTCATTCCATTGCATGAATCTGCCAACAACCAAGATGCGCCAAGGTTTTATCGGCCTGCGCGACTTCCGTGGTGACCTTATCAGAGCTTTTCAAGACGCTGGATTCATCTACCACTCCGAGGTGGCTATCTGGAAAGACCCAGTAGTGGCAATGCAGCGTACGAAGGCATTGGGCCTGTTGCATAAGACCATCCGGGAAAACAGCACTATGAGCCGCATGGGGCTTCCTGACTACGTTGTGACCATGCGTAAGCCCGGTGAGATTGCAGAGCGCGTAACCCACGGCGATGACCTACCTGTAATGATGTGGCAGAAATACGCATCACCAATCTGGACTGACATTAACCAAGGCAGAACGCTTAACAAGCTGCCAGCTCGGGACGAGAACGACGAAAAGCATATGTGCCCTCTTCAATTGGATGTGATCGAGCGTTGCATTCACCTTTGGACCAATAAAGGCGATGTTGTTTTTTCTCCATTTACGGGGATTGGTTCTGAAGGATATTGCGCAGTGAAGATGGGCCGTAAGTTTATTGGTACTGAATTGAAGCCTCAATATTGGGAACTAGCATGTCAAAATATTGAGGATGCTTGCAATGAGCAAGTTGGGCTTTTCTCGCAGTGAACTGCGTAATGTGCAATAAGCCACTTGAAAAGGTGGCGCACTGGGTAGCAGGAAGGCCAATAGGCCCGACCTGCTACGCTAAACGATTTGGCAAGGCTCTGCGAATTGACAGCAAAGTCATTGCCAACAATCAAGATGATTTATTCACTAATGGAGACACTATGAGCAAGACACTAAAAGTAAAGCGCGTTCACGACAACGCTATTCTTCCAAAGTACCAAACCGCAGGAGCAGCTTGTTTCGATTTGCACGCTGCAACGGTAGCAGGTATGACTCAAATAGGCTCAAACGTCGAGCAGGGGTTTCCAGTGACATGCGGGACTGGGTTAGCGTTTGAAATCCCTGAAGGCTATGTTATGTTGGTTTACAGCCGCTCAGGGCATGGCTTCAAGCATCAGGTAAGATTGTCCAATTGTGTAGGCGTGGTTGATTCTGACTACGTTGGCGAGGTCATGGTGCAATTGGTAAGCGATGAGGTCGACCACGACATGGGCCGCATGCCAATGTTTGTCAAACCTGGCGACCGCGTAGCACAGGCCATGCTTATTCCCGTAGATCAATGGACTATCGAGGAAACGAACGAGCTAAAGGAGACCGAGCGCGGTGATAAAGGCTTTGGTAGCACAGGACAATCTACGCTGATTTGAGTTAAAATACAGCACAGAACCCGGCTAGATGCGAAGTCATGAGCGCATCGAAAAGATGAACCCACATCAGCCGGAGATTCTTAACTTGGGCGCATGGGCAGGTTATGCATTATTACCAACACAATATCGGCGACTACGCCAGAGATACAGGTCACCTGACAGTTTTAGAGCATGGCATTTATCGCTTGCTTTTGGATTGGTGTTATCTGAATGAAAAGCCAATAACAACTGAGCAAGCCATGCGGGTTGGTCGTGGGAACCCAGTGGAAACCCAGTCGGTTATTTCTGAGTTCTTTTCACCATCTTGTGATGGATGGATGCACAAAAGAGTAGTCCAAGAGGTTGCCGATTACCACAAAAAAGCAGACAAAAACAGACAAAACGGGGCAAAAGGTGGCAGACCAAAACCCAACAATAACCCAGTGGGTTCCCAAACGGATGCCAAACATAACCCTAACCAAGAACCATTAACCAATAACCAAGAACCAATAAAGAAGACAGTAAGCGCTATCGCGCCGCCTGACGGCGTTTCTGATAATGTTTGGCAAGACTTCAAAAAACTGAGAAACGCAAAAAAGGCACCGCTTACTCAAACCGCATTGGCTGGCATTGAGCGCGAGGCATTGAAGGCAGGGTTGTTATTGAGTGACGTACTTGGAATGTGCTGTGAACGTGGCTGGACTGGGTTTAAGGCAAGCTGGCTGGTTGACAAGTCGCAACAAGCGAGCGAAACGACATACCAGCGATCGATGCGGGAAAAATACCAAACAATTGCGCCATCAATTGCAGCGAGTAACCCGAACGCCAAACGAATTGACCCTAACGCCTTTTTTGATTTACTCCCCGCAAAAAAACTGGAGATAACCCATGACTGACATTCACCAACTTGTTGACGTTGTTTTTACTAAACTTTCATTGATTTACGGGCGCGACTTCCTCGGAAGGTGGGAAGGTATCGATATAAGCGACGTTAAGGGCGATTGGTCGCACGAACTGAGTGGCTATGAGGGTAACCCCGCTGCAATCAAATACGCGCTGCAAAACCTGCCAAACAAGGCCCCGACAGTTTTAGAGTTTCGCGCTATTTGCCAACGCGCACCCGAAACCGAAATTGCTGGCTACCTTGACGCACCAAAGGCAAACCCGGAAGTGGTTCGCCGGGCATTAGAAGCAGCACGAGCTGCGCTGACGAAGGCTGCAAAATGAACCACTACGAAGCCATTGCAATATTGGAGCGCGTGAAAGCTGGCGACAAAACGCCAACGGTCAAAGAAATCACAGAGGCGCTGATTCTTACGGGTGATATTGGTGATTGACTACTACGAAGCATTAAAGGCCCGAATCATCGCCCACTGTGCATACATGGCACAGCACGACAGAGCGTATGCTGTGTGGGCGTACAAGCAATACGTCGAGGCTTTGCCCTGGATTGACTGGCAAACAAAGTAAATATTTTTTGCACAATTCGTTAAAATTCGTTTACAATACATTCACACCAAACAAACCAAGGAAACCAACATGAACACAGCAACTCAATCCCAACAGTATCGCGCAGACTTAGAACAAGCACGCAAAATACTTGTAGCGTGGCAAGTGTTTGACCGTACATTTTTGCGCCAGTCTCGCATTGAGAGCTGCATGGATCGCATCAATACTTTGGAGATGCTTGTTTCATTGTGCGAGGCTGAAGATGCTCAGATGGTGGAAGACTTGGCGGAGGCTGCTGAATGAACAAGCTACGTGCGCTCATCGCCTGCGAATATTCTGGAACAGTCAGAGATGCGTTTATAGCGCTAGGCCATGATGCTATATCTTGCGACCTACTGCCAAGCAACAAGCCTGGACCTCATTACCAAGGCGATGTTTTTGACATCATAGACGAGGGCTTTGACTTGATGGTAGCCCACCCACCATGCACCTACCTTAGCGTCAGTGGTATGCACTGGACGACGCGAGGCCTGCGTGACCCAAAACTTACCGAGGATGCGCTTGAGTTTGTGCATAAGCTGATGGACTGCAAGATACCAAAGTGGGCCTTGGAAAACCCTATTAGCATAATCAGCAGCCGGATTCGCAAGCCAGACCAGATCATCCAGCCCCACGAGTTTGGACATGATGCTAGCAAAAAGACCTGCCTTTGGCTCAAAGGCCTACCGCTGCTCCAGCCTACCCAGCACGTCGAGCCGCGAATGGTTTGCTGCGGAATACCGCTTCCATATGGCGTCGGTAGATACGGGTGCGCAAACTGCCTCGGAGAGAAAAAGCCTCGGCCACGATGGGGCAACCAAACGAATAGCGGGCAAAATACGCTGGCTCCAAGCGCCGACCGCTGGAAGATTCGCTCCACTACGTTCGATGGAGTGGCAAAGGCAATGGCAGAACAGTGGTCAGCCCAATGAATTCGCTGACAATCCAACTGAATAATCGCCAGCAAGCCGGGTCAGCATTGCAATCGCAGCTATACCCGTTCTTAGCTGCCGTACTGCAAGCAGACCAGCGGTACACACTGACGGTAAAGCCTGCAAAAAGAAGCAGCGAGCAGAATAGCAAGTTTCACGCAATATGCGAAGACCTCGCAAAGTCTGATTTGCAGTGGGCGGGAAAGCGCCGGGATTCAGCCGCATGGAAGGTTCTATTGGTTTCAGGCCATTCGGTGGCAACAAAAGAAGGCAGCGACATGGTGCCTGGCATTGAAAATGAGTTTGTAAACCTGCGTGAGTCAACGGCGGCCATGAGCAAGGCTCGAGGGTCCAGTTTGATTGAATACGCGATTGCATTCTGTTCAATGAACGACGTGAAGCTCTCAGCCAGTGAGCGTGACCAATGAACACCCAGCCCAAGCCTAAGCCATGCGCACAGTGCGGGAGCATATTCACCCCAGTACGGCCAATGATGCGCGTATGCTCGCCTATTTGCGCATCTAGGCTGGTAAAGCAGGCAAAGAAGGATGATCGCGAGACAACCAAGGCGCGTAAGGTGGCTATTAAGAGCCGCCAGCAATGGTTAGCCGAATGCCAAGCCATTGTGAACAAGTACGTGCGCCTACGTGACCATGCTGAAGGGTGCATAAGCTGCGACAAGCCAGCAACATGGGACGGCCAATGGCACGCATCGCACTTTAGGAGTGTTGGAGCAGCTACGGCGGTGCGGTTTAATCTCTGGAACATTCACAAGGCGTGCAGTGTGTGCAACAACCACCTAAGCGGGAATCTGAGTTCATACGAGCCACGACTGCGGGAAAAGATTGGAAGTGCCAAAGTGGACTGGCTACGCGCCCAGAATCAGATAACGCGATACGACATACCGTACATGGAAAGATTGAAAAAGATTTTTACCAAGAAAGTAAAACGAATGGAGCGAAAACAATGAAGCCAATACAAGCAGGCGACACTTGCCTAGTCGTAGAAAGCATAGACGGCCATGCAGTAGGACGCAAGGTGCGCGTCATATCTCTACAAGGCCAGCACAGCAAGCTAGGCAACATATGGCGATGCAAGAGCTTAGACGGCCAACTAGTGAGTGAATATGGCGCTATTGGCGAGGCTATGGATTTTGCGGCTTCATGGTTATTAAAGATCGACCCGGTGGAGACAAACACCCAACAAACCGAAAAGTAGCTAGAGCAATGATCATTGAAACGCCTGGCGGATTCGTTCGCCAAAAGCACGCACACTACTTCAAAGATGTTGCCCACCTGGACAGCTTAGACGTGTACAGAGTGATCAACCTTTTTGCCGTTACAGATCCATGCCTACAGCACGCAGTAAAGAAACTATTGGTAGCTGGTGGCCGTGGTGCAGGTAAGAGCATAGACAAAGACATCCAGGAAGCAATAGACACGCTGGTTAGGTGGCAGGCTATGCGCGAGGAAGACAAGAAGATAGAAGAAACAAAAAATAATTGAAAATATTTTGCAAATAGTTGGCATAGTGCTGTAAATTGGATTACAATTCATTCAACGCAACAAACCACATTAAGGAAACCAAAATGACACACTTAAACGCACTGCTGATGAATCTTTCAAACGAGCGCATTCGCCTAAGCAATGCAAAAACACAATCAGAGCGTGACTTGCGCACAGTGTGGGTAAAGCAGCTAGAAAAAGAAGTTGCAAGCGAAGAGAAGTTTGTTGGGGAAAATCAAATGAGCGATGATGAATTGCTTGCAGCTTTAGCTTAAGACCCGAGGAGACACACCATGACAAGCTACAAGCGCTACTTTCGCGAACTACTGGAGGCAATGGGCATAGCTTGCCTATTTGCCTCATCGCTGATAATTTACTTCATTGACATGCCTAAATAAGGAGAAGACTATGTATATCGCAGGATGGGTAATTACAATTTGTTTGTGTATCTACGTTATGGACCGCGACGGATGGTTGTAAGTCCGATAGTAAAATGGACAACATGAGAGAGCTAACCCCAAAGCAAGCCGCATTCGTGCGAGAGTATTTGATCGACTTGAACGCAACGCAAGCAGCTATTAGGGCGGGAGTTGAGTTTCAAAGATCGTCAGGATTTTATGTTTATTTTTTGGTTGATCCAAGGAATGAATCAATTTTCTATATTGGCAAGGGAAGAGGAAAGCGATCATCGCAGCACGCACTTAAGGTAAAAAAAGGAGTGTTTGACAATGCTCATAAGTGCAAGCTGATTGACGAAATTCACCAAGATGGACTTAAGGTAAAAGAAATATTCTTTTTGTCTGGAGTTTCTGAAGAGAATGCTTATTTGTGTGAAAGATTGATGATTGAGGCTTTAAGAAATCACGGATTGACAAACATTGCTAATGGAGTCTCAAGCAACATAGAGCTTACAAAGTTTCAAGCAAAGACAGATTTATCGCGACTCAAGTCCTTTGAATCGTGGATGATGGATATGGATGAAGAAACATTAAATCTAGTCAACGGCGTATTTGGCAATCCATCAAACTTCTATCAAAACTTTCAAGCGGAGCTTAAATCGCTATGCTGACACAAAGACAGGAAGATTTTTGCCTCGCTTACATTGAAAGCGCCAACGCAAGCGAGGCTTATCGAAAGGTTTACAGCACAAAACGAATGAAGCCTGAGACTGTAAACAATAGCGCATTTAAAATGCTACAAAAAGGCGATATTGTGGCGAGAATTGCCAGCATACGAGAATCAGCGGCAGAAAAGGCTTCAATGACACTTGAATCACATCTTTCGGACTTAAAAAACCTTCGTGATGCTGCTGTGAACGATGGAAAGTGGGCGGCAGCGGTAACTGCTGAGGTTTCGCGTGGGAAAGCTGCGGGTCTTTATGTTGAAAAAGTGGAACTATCCGGCGACAAAAACAACCCGCTGCAAGTGCAATTGATCAAGCGAACCATCATAGACCCTAAGAATGGAGCTTGAGATACAAACCCCGCGAGTGTTCCTCCCGCTACTAGCTGACGGGAAGCGATACCGTGGGGCGCATGGTGGGCGAGGCTCTGGCAAGTCTTTTTTCTTTGCTGAGTTACTGATTGAACGATGCTTGATGCAAAGAACACATGCCGTGTGTGTGCGCGAGGTTCAAAAGACGCTAGACCAGTCAGTTAAGAAGTTGATTGAAGAAAACATCGAGAAATTTAATCTAGGCTCACTGTTTGAAGTGCAGCAATCGAAGATCATTGGGCCGAATAACAGTCTTGTTATCTTCCAAGGTATGCAAGATCACACCGCAGACTCGATTAAATCGCTGCAAGGGTTTGACATAGCATGGGTGGAAGAAGCCCAAAGCCTTAGCCAAAGATCATTAGACCTGCTAAGACCGACAATCCGAGCACCTGGCTCTGAGCTGTGGTTTAGTTGGAATCCAGGCAAAGACACTGACCCGATTGACGCACTGTTACGAGGTGAAACGCCGCCCACTGATTCCATCGTCGTGCAGGCTAACTGGCGAGACAATCCGCACTTTCCTGATGTTTTGCTTGCTGAAATGGAATACGACCGCAAGCGTGACCCAGACAAATATGCCCACGTCTGGGAGGGCGCTTACTTGCAGCGCAGTGACTCCAAGGTGTTTAAGAATTGGAGCATAGAGGAGTTTGAAGCCCCGCCGGATGCTGTGCATAGGTTTGGAGCTGATTGGGGATTTGCTAGTGACCCTACAACATTGGTTCGTTGTCATATCATTGGCCGAAAGCTGTACATTGATTACGAGGCTTATCAGGTAGGCTGTGAGATCGTAGACACTCCCGCATTGTTTATGAGCGTTCCAGAATCCGAAAAATGGCCAATGGTTGCCGATTCTGCAAGACCTGAGACAATCAGCCACATGAGGCGCAACGGCTTTCCCAAGATTCAAGCAGCTATAAAAGGGCCAAAATCAGTAGAGGAAGGAGTTGCATGGTTGCAATCGTTTGACATCATAGTTCACCCAAGGTGCAAGCATGTGGTCGACGAATTGACTTTGTACAGTTACAAGATTGACCAACTTACCGACATTGTGCTGCCTGTATTGGCTGACAAAGACAACCACATGCTTGACGCTGTGAGATACGCACTAGAGGGCGCTAGAAGGGCGCAAAACGCTGTCAAACGTGTGGAAGTGCAAACAATGCCCACGGCTAACCGCTGGTAAGCGATAATCACGCGCAAAGGATTCACTTATGGCACGACTATCTAAAGAGCAACGTCACGCGAATATTCACGCCGAAGCGTTACAAGAGTTTGACATCATTCAAGAGGCGGTGCGTGACGAGCGCATGCAATGCTTGCAGGATCGTCGCTTTTATTCTTTAGCTGGTGCGCAATGGGAAGGCCAATTGGGTGAGCAGTTCGAGAATAAGCCTAAGTTTGAAGTAAACAAGGTTCACCTGGCAGTCATCCGCATCATCAACGAATACCGAAACAATCGAATAACGGTTGATTTTGTAGCCAAAGACGGTGAAGGTGACGACAAGCTGGCTGACCTGTGCGACGGACTGTATAGGGCGGATGAGCGTGACAGCGGAGCAGAGGAAGCCTACGACAACGCATTCGAGGAAGCCGTGGGCGGTGGATACGGTGCAATGCGTGTGCGCACTTGTTACGAAGACGACGAGGACGACGAGAACGAACACCAACGGATTAGGATTGAGCCTATCTTCGATGCTGACAGCTCGGTGTTCTTTGATTTAGGCGCAAAACGTCAAGACAAGTCGGACGCGAAGCATTGTTTCGTGCTGTATTCAATGACCCGCAGTGCTTATGCCGCTGAATGGGACGACGACCCAGCAACATGGCCAAAAGACATTCACCAGTTTGAATTTGATTGGTCAACACCTGACGCGGTGTATGTTGCTGAATATTACGTTGTCGAGGAAGTGCGCGAGACTGTTTACATCTGGCAAGCTATCGACGGCACTGAAGAGCGATACACGGACGCGGATTTTGAGAATGACGACGAGCTAGAGCAGACCCTGCAAGCTGTCGGCTCGCGTGAAGTGCGTCAAAAGAAGGTCAAACGCAAGCGTGTACATAAGTACATCATGTCCGGTGGCAAGGTGTTGGAGGATTGTGGATACATCGCTGGACGGAACATCCCTATCGTGCCGGTGTACGGTAAGCGCTGGTTCGTGGACAACGTAGAGCGCTGCATGGGGCATGTAAGGCTGGCTAAAGATGCTCAACGCCTGAAAAACATGCAGCTATCGAAGCTGGGTGAGATCAGCGCATTGTCTAGCATTGAAAAGCCAATTCTCACGCCTGAGCAGGTATCTGGTCATCAGATGATGTGGTCAGAAGATAACATCAAGAACTACCCTTACCTGTTGATCAACCCGATAACAGACCTGAATGGAAACCCAACCGCAGTTGGTCCTCAGTCATACACACGCAGCCCACAGATTCCCCCAGCGATGGCGGCATTGCTCCAACTCACCGACCAAGATATGTCCGAAATATTGGGCAATCAGCAAAACGGCGAAAAGATGGTGAGCAATATCTCGGGTAAAGCCGTGGAAATGATCCAACAGCGCATAGATATGCAAGCCTTCATTTATATGTCCAACATGGCCAAGGCTGTGCGGCGTGTGGGTGAGATATGGTTGAGCATGGCTAAAGATGTGTACGTCGAGGAAGGTCGCAAGATGAAGACCATTGGCCCACAGGACGAGATTGACTCTCAAACCATCATGCGCCCCAAGATCAATGACAGCGGTGAAGTGGAGATGGAAAACGACCTTGGCAACGCAGCTTTTGACGTTGCCGTAGACGTTGGGCCTTCATCGTCTAGCCGTCGTAATGCTACCGTTCAGTCGCTCACAGGAATGATGCAAGTTAGTGACGACCCACAGACTAAGCAAGTCCTGCAAGCGATGGCCATGATGAACATGGAAGGCGAGGGTATCAGCGAAGTAAGGGAGTATTTTCGTAAGAAGCTGGTGCAAATGGGCGTATTGAAGCCAACCGACGAAGAAGCGCAACAAATGGCTGGCGAGGCTGGAAAGCAAGACCCTAACGCAGTATTCCTAGAATCAGCCGCTGAGGAAGCTCAAGCCAAAGCAGCTAACGCAAGGGCTGACGTATTGTTGACACTGGCAAAGACGGAAGAAACCAAAGCAAAGACCGCAGTTATGCTGAGGGAGCAAGCCCCGCAAGTGCCACAGGCAGAACCAACTATTCAGCCCGAACCAGTGGACGAGGAAGGCAAAGACCTTGACCGACAAAAGCGACTGCTAGAGTTGGAGAATATGCGGATAGAAATGGCCCTTAAGCTAAAAAAGCTAATGGATGACCACGAAGAGCAAGCCAGCAAACCAGCACGCGATCAAGCTGAAAAGGAAGTTAAGGACCGCGAAGGCGCAGACCTTACCAACACTTTCAAAGGCATCAAAGACGCAATAAATCAATTGGCTTCTAGCAGCATTGAAGGGTCCAACAAGGCTATCGACGCACTAAAGAAACCCCGCCGATTGATCCGCGAGAATGGTAAAATTGTAGGCATTGAACCAGGCGACAATTGATACTATGAACAACACCA